AGCGGGATGATCTTGATATCAGATGAGTCGTCAATGCTTTCCAGTTGCGCTTTGACTGCCTGAACCAATTGCGATTGAGCTGAGTTCTTTGGGTTGATCTGCGCGTCCAGCTTCAAGAGATAGGCCAGCAGACCGCCCTTAGCGTATTTGTCAGTGAGCACCTTCTCGGCGTTCATCACACCGTCCAGAGTGTTCCGCCCCAGGTCAATCAGCCCCTGCCCACGATCAGCCCGTGCGCCCATCTTCTTGATGTGCTCGATCATCGTCTGCGGTATTTCCTGACCGTTCAGCTTGTAGTGCTCAATCAAGTGATCATCAATCTCTGAGTAGATGCCATTGACCAGATGCAGTTCATCGCCAAGGTTCACCGGATAGACCTCGCCACGAAGCAGCAGCGTGTTAGTTTCCAACACCGAATACTCATAGCCGGACAGATACTGGTTGGGGTGTTTCAGCAAATCCAATATCCAGTGATTCTTGACTTCGTTACCAGCCGGGTCGATGACCACCGGCGTGGCTAACGCCACTTGATTGCTGATATCTTGGAGCAGCTCATAGACGTCCGATGATTTCAGCACGTCCTCGTCATTGGCCCAGGCTGCGCCATTGCGTACAGCAGAACCGATGAAGTCCTTGGCCCAACTATCGGTTCGCCCGAACAGCCAATTGCTGAACCGTTGTCGTAATCCCATTTACTCACCTCCTTAGCTGTATAGCTGCTTGATGTAATCGGCCATGTCATCAGGATTGATTTCATCCATCTGGCTAATGGTCGCCTTGTGGGCAATCATCATGGCCGCCGCCCCGTCAATTTTCTTCTTGCTTTGCCGTTTCGACGGCACTTTGAGTCCGCTGATATTGGTCACCACGACCACGTTGCTCAGGCAATACAGCAGCAGCGGATTGTCGGTGATCAGGCGATGCTCATAGACCAGCCGCTCTGTATCGTCCACAACTTCGTTCATCACTGACGGATACTGACTGACGGCGATGCATTCGAGTCCCAGGTTCTCGCACAACTCAACAAGACGCTGCGCCATGGCCGGATCGTAATTCAGCTGCTGTACATCGTATTTGCCCATGCATTCCGTGATGTATTGGACCACCTGGTCCTGGTCGATCATCTTGCCGTCACAGAATTCCACGAAGCCGCGTTCAGCCAGGTCACGATACGGCACGTTGTCCTGTTTCTCCCGGTAGTCAAGATTCTCGGTGGGGATGAAGTAGCGCTGCCGGACCTTCAACAAGGCGTGGCCGTTCTCGTCGTTCGTCGGGAAGTTGAGACTGACACAGGTCAAGTCGGTCGTCTTAGACAGATCAAGGCCCAACCAGCACGGCTCACCTTCCAGGTCACCCATCTCCTCCGGTTTCAGGATTGATTCCAGTTCCTGCTGGTCGAAGAAGGTGTCTGTGCCGTTGACGAACACGTCCAAATGCTTGGCCAGAAACTCGCCCTTGCCATGTGCCGACCGCTGTGCTGATTTGAACTCGTTTTCCAATCCGCTCATGCTGATCGACACACCGAAGTTAGGATTGACCATCTTCCAGACTGCTCTGTCGGTCCAGTCATATCCCTTGTTCGGCTCATAGATCAGCACCAGCCGAGTATCGTCATTGTCGTTATCCAGGATGTCCCGTGATTCGTGATAGACCCGCATACCAACGGACGTTGAACCCTTACCGGCCGTCGAGATGTTGAACATCATGGGCTGGTCACGCTCGATCATCGCTGATTTGAAATTGTCGTACTGGTCCATGTTATCCTGGCTGTGTAATTCATCGTTCAGCACGAAGTAGGGGTTTGACCCTTCAATCTTGCTGGCGGCCTTTGTCATGACTTGGAACGTATTGCGGTAAGAAATACCACCCACCGTATACCGGTAGGTGGCGCCTTGGATCGTATCCTTCTTGCCTTTGTAAATCTGCGTGTTTTTGTAGAGTGGTTCGCTATTTTGAATGGTCAGGGCGAACGGGATGGCCGCATACTGCGCCTGATCGTAGGAACTGGCAGCGCAATAGATATCAGCGCCGAATTCCTCGCCGCCATACATTGCATAAGCCATTGCACCAATACCGATGAGCGTCTTTCCGTTCTTCTTTGGCACCTGCCAATAGACTTCCCGGATAACTCGGACCGTCCGGCCCTTCTCGTTCTCATGTTGCCAGCCGTACATCTGGGCATAACCGAATTTCTCCCACGGCTCCAGTCGGACCAGCTGACCAGCAAGCTCGCCCTTGACGTGGCGGACGAAATGTTCCACGAAATACATCATGGCGTTGGCTTTATCGTTGTCCCACCAGATGTCCTTACGCTTCTTCCACTTCTTGTACCGTCGAACAGCCTTCTTGATTGAAGTTGGGTAGGCTTTACCGTTCCGGCTGACCATTTGAGCGAATTCATCGGCGTAGTTGACGGTAGGTTCAATCATTTGACCGCCTTCTCGGCGTTGTATTTATTCCGCCAAGCCTGCAACTCGTTGGGCGGCTCAGATTCCGTCTCCTTCTCGACATTACCCTGCGTATCCACTGTGGTGGCGCCGGTCTGAATCTTAATCGGCACGGCCTTGTTGGTCAGTCCTAACCGTTCCAGCGCCCTCATTTTCTTGTCGCCCCAAATCTCCACTTCCTGGGCGAGCACCTTCTTTGTGTAGTTGGTGTTGCCGCCCTGATTCGTGTGCTTGGTCTCAATCGGAAACGCCATTCTTTGCCAACGCCGATAAAACATGGTGTAGGCTCTGAAAGTGTCCAAATAAGTTTCAATCATCGGGTCCAGAATTGGGCTGTAAATATCTGCATCCCGCATGATTTCCAGAATTCTGTCCTTTTCTGAAACCACGATGGCTTCAACTTTATCCAGTTCTGCCTGTTGCCGTTTTGTCGCCATAATTCATACCCCCTTTGACCAAAATTCAAAATTGTTTTAGAAGCTCGCGCGTGTCCCCATGCTAACCTATCCTTCCCACGCCGATTATTTTTCATTTCGACCGGGGGGGTTGACGCCGAAGTAGCCGGGATAAATTTTTGGTTGTGCGTCATCTTGCTCGTGCTCCACGATCGGGTGACACTTATCGCACAGCAACATTATGTTGTTCGGCTCCAACGCAAGTGAAGAATCATCAGCAATTGGCACGACGTGATGATGATGCTTATGTCTGCCCCACACGTACCTGCCACATCGTTGACAGCAGTTGTGTTCACGGATGTCCACCAGCTTGGTCAAGTCGATCCATGCTTGGCTGTGGTAGAAGCCGGTGTTGTCTGAGTGATAGACATCATGCCGCTTGCGTTGTCTGCGCTTGTATCGCTGACTAGTTGCGTGCTCCGCACAATACTTGCCGTGCTCCACTAGGTTGCTGCATCCATCGACTGCACAATACTTAAGTGCCACACTCCTCACCTCCACACTGCTGGCCTCATTTGGTAATGACCCCTATTTCTCAGGTACCCCATAATTCGGGTATCCCCAATTTGCGGCACCCCTATATTTCGGACACCCCATTCTGGTGCCACCCCCATAATCTGGATACCCCTGTTTTATTGGTACCCCCTGATTTCTGCACCCATAACAAAAGGACGCCCGAAGACGTCCAAGTATTCACTACCAATTCAGTTCCGATTATTCCATCGAATAAACAACACCAGAAACACGAGCAGAATAACAGCGATTGCTAAGAGCCGCAGATTATTTGAGTTGATGGTAGGTAAGCCGCTGATCAATTCCTGTCACCCTCTTAATTTTCCTACAAATTCTACGATATTTTCGTTCATTTGCTTCGAAATCATTGAACTTTATCCGAAGAAGATCCAGTGGCAACGCATTTTGACCCGTATAATCTGATTTCAGACTGGCGACTATATAAGCTAGGCATATCAACACCCCATCGTTGTCTAGCGACTTGGTGTATGTCTTCTCCATGTATAACGCCAAAAGCTTGACAGTTCTTGCCGAGCCAAATTGCATAATGAATTTCATACGATCATTGAGCAGGTCAATGTGTTCTTGATCCATCTCACCAGATTCATTTCCTCCAAGTTCTTCCGCCTTTTTCGTTGGATCCGCAAGAAACTCTGTCCACCAAGCCAAATTATCCTTGATTTCACTGCCGTTGCTCTCCCGATAATACTGATCAATTTGGAGTCGTTGAGCCGATTCTGATAATCGCTGGTCATGCGTACGTTCTTGATAAAAATGGGGTGTACGATAAATCCAAACCAACAAGACAGCAATTGTCAAAACCAACAATAGAGAGGTCCAATTGAAGCTGTGGGTTATCCAATATATCAATGCCGAAACAGTTCCATCCACATTAAATCACCTCAGGAAAATAGTACCCGATTTTGTATTCGGATACCATAGTGAGGTGACTCTTAGTTTTGGCTTTCGCCAATTGCCGAGGACGGACTCGAACCGTCAACATCATGCTTATGAGGCAAGTGAGCTACCAATTGCTCTACTCGGCGATAATCAACACGCTCGCCGCACATCCGACGCTGTGGCACGTCTGGTAGTGAATGATCGGGTCATGGCATGTTGGCCCCTGGCTGACATGTGATGCGAACTGGATGTTAAACAGCTCGATTCCATATTATTTTCCACGTTACGATGTGGCAGTGAACGAGGGGCAATTGGGCGGCCAGGCATCGAGCCTGTCTGATCGGAAAGTATCAGAGCATCTGCTCCGCCCTCAAGATAAATCATGGTAAAGGAGTTTTTGCATACTGCCATTACTGGCAATGCAGCCGACGGGACTCGAACCCGCATACACAGGACTCAACCCATTTGAGTTGCGGCTGCACCGCCCACGACCGAGTTCAGGCGGTCGAACACATCCTTTCTGAATGTGTGTGGGCTTATCTAGCTTTGGTACACTATCATAATAACCTGGAAAAAGCGTTGCTTCCGACGATAAACCGACGATTTTTCAATCGAACCTTCTGAGGTCTGAGAGTTGGTACGCCTCTGCAAACATCAAGAAGGCCCACCGTTTCAGGTCACGGTATCGACTCTCCTCGTATCCAAGCTGCTGCATAATCTCGATATTGTTCCATTCCGGTATCGTCAAATATAGCTTGGTCAGGATAAACTCGCTCTTGGCGTCCAGTGCGTGAATAGCTCTGACCGTCTCCTCGACTTCCTGCAATGCAGACGCCCGTTCGACAAGTCGATCGTCAGCGTGATTGATTGCGGACTGCATTCTGGGCATTCCGTCCATATTGGGAGACTGCAACAAAGACAAGCTCCTTCCAGCACGCAGCACTCGCTTCTGATGTTTCTTGAGAAACCCCCTAACGTTGGCCACGGTTGATTTCACATCAAGTTCTGGCATCATCGCCATCATTACAGCCACCCCTTCTGGTATACTAGTCTGTGAGAGATTTTCTGGGATGGCTGCCGTGTGCGGCTTTTTTATTTGTCCGGGATAATGAATCCCCATTTCGGGTGCGTCGTCTTCAATGGTCCTCGGTGTGGCTGCTGCCGACACCATTCTTCGTTGCGTTGACGAGCTGCCAGCATACGCCGCCGCTTCTTCTTGACTCGTGATTTCGTCTTTCCCACTGATTATTCACTCCAGTCAATGACAACTTGGTTGTATTCCCGATTATTACGGCCGAATAATGTTTGGTAAGTCTCGACTCCGGTTCGACGACTAACTTCCAAGGCCGGCAGCTTGGCTTGCAATAACGGGACAAACTGATCATCTTCAAACCGCTTCTGCAAATAACGGTCTTGCGGCGACGCAGTTACAAGGTCTTTGCGGTCATAAATCACCAGACTGGTGTATCCGCGTTCTGCGGCTTGACGGCACTGCTGAGCCACGTTCTTACCGTCGAACCAGCGGCCGAACCACACACGATATTGCCGACGCCGCGCGATGTTCAGGGCTTGACGCATGTTGGTCTCTGTCATTTGTCATCCTCCAAGTCCAGACCTGTCTGACCGTCGTCTGAATCATCATCAGTGTCTAGCTCTGTCTGGCTAGGCGTGAACTCAATAAATGCCGCGCCCTCCAGCACCTTGGCAAATGCATCGCGCTTGCCGTCCAGTTGATCCGCCGGAATCCGCACTTTCAACTCCACCACTTGGCCTTTGTTAACCGTTTTTTCAGTGCTATTCAGCACGCTCCCGCGAACTGAAATACTGTTATCTTTCAATGCTTTTGTCATATTAATCAGCCTCTTTCATAGTTAACTCGTGTAAAACTGCATTACGTTCCTTCGGATGTAGATGAATAATTACTCGCTTTTGGTCGGTTCCAAAGTTATTCATGTGATACTGCATCCAGATACACGCCCGGAACACGTCACCGCCATTTGACTCAATGGCTTGCATCATGGCGTGGCGAAATACAATCTGATCTGGTGTCATTTGCTCACTCCTCAGTAGTTCGTAGCGTCACGCCAGCTGTAATCAAAGTCCGCCGTGATAAATGGCTCTGTCTCTTTCAGTGGCTTGGTCACGCCCTGCGTGATCACCTTGAAATCGTGTGCCCTGACCACCACTGCTTCGACAGGATGCCCGAATTTGGCGGCGAACAGGCGGAACCGCAGCTTGTTCACTTGATCAATTCCGTACTGACCGAAACTGTTCTTCACGTCGATCACGTGCAGCCATTTGCCATCAGAAGCTTTGATGATGAAATCTGGCGTGTATACAATGCTGGTGATCTTGCCGCCATCAATTT